GATCAGCGCGGTAGATGTGGGGACGGCAGGCAGCGGCGCGCCCTGGGCGGCGGTGAATTGGCTGTAGCACGCTTGCCAGACTGCATCACGCCAGGCAATAGCCGCTTTAGCGTCAGCCGCCCACTGCGCAACACCCGAGTTTATATAGGTGATGCAAGAGGCCATATCCGCGTACCCGTTGCCCTGCGCCGTTGTATCGAGCCAAGCCTGAACAGCGACCTCAAGCGCAGCGACTTGTTGCGCGAATGTCGGTGTCGGGATGACGGGTGCCTCAGGCGTCGGAATTGGCTGCAGGCTCCAGCTTTCAGTTGTCGATGACCAGACAGCGCATTGCCCTGGGGGGACTGCGGGGGGAGCCGTTTCCACAGCCCCAGCCGGGATCAGATAAACGTCCGGTTCTAGGGGGGATTCCGGCGCGGTGGTTTGCCCGAGGTAAACGCCACTCTGGTCGCACTGGTATACGGTGATGTCCATTTTATTTTCTCAATACTTGATGATGAAGTTGACGGACAAGTTCTTCATGATGGTTTCTGCTGCGCCTGTGTATCCGGCGGTGATGCCGGTGGTTGAAGTGCCTGTTGCCTTGACGACGGGTGATAGACCAGCCGAGCCTGCACCCCCACCCGAGCCTACGGGCTGCGTCGCCGTGTGTGAGTGTCCAGGGTCTGAGATGGCCACTGTGTGCGAGGCGATTGCATCAGCTTGATAGCTGCCAAGAACTCGCCCCGTATCCAGCCCACGTCCGCCATCAAGCCCGCGCAGCACAACGCCGCGCCCGTCAGGAATACCAAAGGTCGTACTGCCGTCACCGGCGCCGTAAGCAGTTCCAATAGCAGCGAACAGTGTCGCGTAGGTAGTGCGCGAGATAAGCGCGCCATTGCAGAGCAAGTAACCCGCTGGGGCCGACGAGCATGCGCTGGGGAGGATTGTGCCCGCTGGGTTACCGCTTCCCCCAAGCCCATAAGAGTAAAAGCCCGAACCGTCGTAATGGATCAGAATGCCCTGGCCAGCCTGTAGCGACAGCGTGGCCAGGCCATCAACCGTCCCGGTCTGTGGTGACAGCGTTATCGTGCCGGCGCCTGTATTCTTCAGCATCGCCCACCAACCAGAGCCAACGACGGTTGATAAAGTCAGAGCGAACGTCCCGCTAAGTTCAATGGCCTTGCCAAGGTCTGATTGCTGCGTGGATGACGCAGATGACAAGGACCGCGCACTCACGCGCTCAGGCGGCGTAATAACATTCCGCACATCGGTGACCATGCTATTGGTAATCGCCGACACGCCAATCGCAAGCGCAACCTGCGCCACAGGGAAAGTGCCGAGCGGAATAGCTGGAGGTACCGGGCTTGCCGCTTCAGCACCCGTCACGACAGACATGGCCCCGGTGCTGATGTTGCAGGTGACCAGGTCGATCCGAGGGTTCGACACCGGGCCGGTGATTGCTCCGGATGTTTGCAGGGCTGTCGCCGTGGCAGTGAAACCGTCGAAGACATAACCAGGATCCACCTGCACGGTCATACTCGGGGTTGCTGCGGCATGCGGGGCAAACGCTTGCCCCGCGCGCGCCAGCACCGAGAAATCACCGTCGATCGACGCCTTGTAGGAAGTCGAATCCTGGGACGTGAAGTTGGTCTGTGAAAAAGTTGCTACAGTCATGCTCTATTCTCCGTTTACGGTCCAGTTAACCGTCCCGCCGACGTCCACATTGCTGGTATTGAAAACATGCACCGTCATGCTGGTGGCGCTCGATGCTGATACCGTCGCCACCAGTCCAGAACCACCAACTGCAGTGACCTGTGGGATGGGTATGGTGCTTGGGTGATATGGCAGTGGGAAGGTGATCGTTGCGCCTCCGGCCGGGATGACCGCCTGCCCAGACTGGGTGAATGGCTGGCCATCAACCGAAGGCGTGAACCCCTGAATCACCGGCAGACCAACAGCCGTGTTCAACAAAAATTCCATCTGCACGTACCGGCAAGTCTGTGTGCCAATCGTCCACGGCTGGAACCCCTGATACGTCCCGGCAGACAACCGGCTTTGCATCTGCAACGCTGGCGCCGCAATTCCTGGCGCGCCGGGCCCGAGGATTGAGGCGATTTCCCCGTGCAAGCGCACCGATGCATCGATGCCCAGGTCAATCTGGGGAGATTGATAGGTGCATGTCGGGTAAGGATTGTTCGCGTACTGGTCAAAGGTGCTCCAGCCGTCATTTGCCGCTACTCCCTGGCACTGAGGTGCCAGAACGCCAGACCAGTGATGCACGAAGTTGGTCAGCGTTCCGGCAGTCCAGTCCGGCGCCTGCTGCTGCGTATACAGCAGAGTGTTCACGTTCAGCATCGTGATGTTGTAGGCGGCAGGACTGGCGGAATAAACGCCAGAGTTATCCTGAGCGCACATCAACAGCGTCCAGTTACCAGGTGCCAGCTTGGCGGTGGTGATCTGAGTGCCCGCCGTCACCTGGCTAATTGGCGTGCCGTGCGACCAAGTCGTGTCACCTTGGGTGGTGTAGCGGATTTCATAGCCGGCAATGTTTGGATCTGTCGGCAGGTTCCACTGCATCACCACCACGTTGCCATTCTGGCTGGCCATAAACCCGGTGATGTTTGAGGGCTTCGAAATGCTGCCGCCGATCACATGCGTGTACGCCACGCTGTTGGCCAGACTCTCTTCTCCACCGCCATACAGATTGAAGGCGGTGAACTTGAGGTAGATCGACTTGCCGAGCAGCGCGGGGTTATAGGCGTACTTGAAAATTGCCTGGTCCAGCCGCGTGAACGGCGCGCCGCTGGCATGCGCCGCATTCGGAGTGCCATAGACGCCGCGCCGTAGATACGTCAGGTTGTACTGATTGGCCGCCGTCAGCGCGGCGGTTTCATAACTGATCAGTTCACCATCAATAAGGCACAAAGTGTTGTAGGCGTTCGCATCCGCCAGCGTGCCAGAAAGCATCGTGCCGCCACTGACCGACAGGTTGACCGCCGCGGTGTCGGTAGTATCTGGGTCAGCACCAACAGGCAATGCCGCCGACAGCGCGCCATAGCGCGCGCCACCGTTGATCGCTCCAACATTGACATAGGTGTTGCCATCCTCAGACACCCACACCCCAGCGCCACCAAAAAGTGAGCCGCCAGAAATGGCGGCCCAGATTTCGTACCCTGACGCGGTGAGAATGCCCGGCGCGTCAAATATCACCGGGGTATTGATCGGCCCCGGGTCGACGTTGTAGTTCGCCGCATATCGTGTGGCCGCAGCCACCTGGTTGAGTGACGGCGTAGACACCTGATCGGGAAAATCCTCAGCAGTGACCTTCAGTTGGCCCGATTCATCCTCGTCAACCTCAATAATCCGCACTGGATAGGAGCTCAGCCCAAGCCACGCATCATTGATCGTCACCACGTCCATCGGCTCTAACAGACAGTGGCGCCAGCCCAGCGTGAAGGTGTACTGATTGCGAACGTAACACGACCGCTGCACCTGGAACTGCGCTACCTGCTGCGCCACCGCAGCCAGGGTGATCATATGCATCTGGATCGCGTTCTTCTGACGCAGTCCATAGAGATCGATATTGGCTTGGTCCTGCGCGGTGACCGTGGCCACGTTGTACTCATTGGTGGAGTCGAGATACTCAACAGTGACACTGTTGTAGGCGTCCGCTGCATTAATGCGCTTGACCGTCACCGGATCCGTGCTGCCGTCGTCCAAGAAATCGTCATCGGTCAGGTTGTAGACCGGCGTTACGCTAGGCGTGAAGGTCACGCCATTACCGGTGTAGGCCACATCGGCATACGGGATGATCTTGAGCTGAGTAGAGGCCCAGACCGCAGCTGAGCATGTCGCCGTGCAGAGGTCATCAACAAATTGGGTAGCCTGCTGCGCAGTATCAAGCAACGGCGACACAAGGATGCCATAAGCCTTGGTGAACGCGTCCCACTGTGCCAGGCTGGCCAATTTCGTTAGCGGAAAGCCAACCCCATAGTAAGGATTGTCCAAATAGTCCGGCAGAATCGACGCCGGCGGTGCATCCGGCGACGAATTGAAGCTATTGGCGAATTTCCCGCTAACCTGGAAGCTAAAGTTCGGCATGCTGGTATTGCTGCCCAGGTCATAGTTCGCCGCGGCGATATAGCAAAGCCCGGTATAGCCGATAGCCTGAGCCGGAAACGCGCTAGACAAATACGACCATGGTGATTGCGGCACCGATCCCATGAACACGCTAAAGCCGTAGCTGCTGACAGTGCCGGTATCTTTGCTGGCGTAAACCGTACCAATGCTCTGGATCTGCCCCTCGCACAAACCGATGGCAAAAGAGGTGCTGTAGGTATAACTGGTCGTTGATCCGCCCCCACCACCACCACCCTTGCCACCAGAAGATTGCGACGAGCTTTGCGCGTGCGACTGGAAATTACCGTACCAGATCAGGTTGCCAGTCAGACGCGTGGTGCCCCACATGATCGGCACCACCGCGCCAAACGTCGAGGTTTGCACCTGTAAATCCGATACCGCCGTTTGGGCCTGGCTTTGCGACTTGGCGCCGCCGAGAATCCCGCTCATCCTTTACCCCTCCCAAAACGACCAATAAGTGACCTCTCTGCCTCGCAACTCGCCTTGCGTGGCATCGCCGTACCCAACCATCTGATCTGGGCGATAGGCGTGGATGATCGACGGGTAATCAATGACGATGGCGCCGTGACTAAAACAGCGCCCGAACTTCCAGACCGCGATATCTCCAGGTTGCGGCGCGGACACCTGGTGCGCGTATTGCATGACATGCCCGAGATAACGCTCCTCTGACCGGTGGAGCATCCAATCCGATGGATAGTCGGCCGGCTGAAAATCTTCGATCAGCCCTACCGCCGCATACACCGCAATCAGTATCTGGGCGCAATCCACACCGGCACCCTTCACCCGAGCTGCGTGGTGATACGGCGTGCGCAGCCATGTCAGAGCCTCGGTGACAACGCGCGCGCGCTGCTCACCGATAGACAAATCAGAGATAGGGATCATGTCGTGGTTTCTGGTACCGGAATAAAGGGCATCGCGCGCCAGCGCGCGGCGTTGTTAAATCGAGCCGCACACGTCGCCTGAGTGTGATCACAGCCTGGGTATAGCTTCATGGCGTCTCCGGCGGCAGGCGGTGCCGATAACGGATAGGCCAATACTAGCTGGCTTTGCGATGCCGATTTGATCGTGCGCCGCAGATTGGCATTTACACCACTAGTAAACAACACGTAGCCCTGTCCAAACCATCCAGCAGCCTGAGCAGTGCCGACATTGAGCACGCTGTCAGTCGATCCCGCGCCGGCAACGGCACTAACCGCAACCGACGCGGCGCTCACTCCACAGCCCTGGTCGTACAGGCTGTATGAGCACGATGCCTGGTAGATGTTGCGCGGCATGTTGATATTGAGCAGATCAAGGTACGACTTGACCGTTAGTTTGGCCGATGTGCGCGTGGCCTCCATGTC